CTGCTTGACATAGCTAAAAAAGATAATCGCGCTAAAAATATCGTTTCTGATTTAGGTGCAGACTTTGAAAAGTCTATTAGAAACGGTTATATGGAATTGGAGCCTGAAACAACTATCTATCTTCCGCGCCGCGAATTTTCTACGCAGATTGAAGGCTCGTCTTACTTACAGCGAATCCTTCCGTATTGGATTATTGAAAAAGCGTTGTTACGCGGCACAATTGAATTGTCGTATCGTCGTCAGAAATCCATTTTGCATTTGCTAATTGGCGACGAAGAATGGGAACCGACGACAGAAGAATTGCAAAACTATGTGCAGCTTTTCTTAAACGCAGATCAAGACCCAACAGGCGCGGTTATTGCTACTCGTCAAGGCGTGGTGCCTACCGAACTTGGTAACGCTTCCGGCTTTTGGCGAATTGATGAAATCGCGCAGTTCTCTAACGATTCTAAATACAAAGCTTTAGGTATTTCAGAATCGATGATTGTTGGTGACGCAAATCTCAATACTATGGACAATGCTATGTCCACTTTCCTTGAGCGTTTGCGTTATATGCGTTTTAACATTTCCCATCGCATGTTTAACGGAAAACTATTTCCGCATATCGCCGTTAAAAACGGATTCCGTGCTAAAAAGAATCAAGCACGTCATGAAGTGCAGGGTAGTGATGATTTCGCCAGACAGTTTGGTTTGTTTGCTGGCGAAGGCGGTATGGAAATCACTGGATCAAATTATGGCGTATATGCTGAAAACTTTAATCCAGCCGATTACGAAATTCCAAAATTGAATTGGATCAAGCATCTGAAACCCGAAGCCGACTCTGCATATATGGAAGTGCTGGATAAACTTGAACAAAAAGGTTTACCAATTCCATTACGCATGTGGGCTGCTGCTGGCGGCGTCAATATTGCTGAAATGATGTATGGATATGAAGACGACGTTCGTATCCGTAAATTGGCTGACGCACATCGTAAAAAGTTACCTAAGACAAAAGCTGACGAAGACGGCGAATCATATGCGTCGTTAATACGTAATGGCAAAGGCAGAGACGTTTTAGATTTGCTTTCCAATACAAAAGCGCGCAAGCGTTTAGGATTGGAATTGCTTGCTTCCACTATTAGCAAACGTAAACCTAAACCGTTCGGTGATTTCAAATTTGACGAGCGCCATCACGAAATGCGTGACCCCGATACTGGTCGAGTATTATCTAAAAAAGGTCGGCGTGTAAGAGAAGAACGAGTCCATAAAGTAGCAGCGGAAGCATTATCTCGAATTGCACAACGAGAAAACTACGCAATGAGAAATGACTCCAGTATGGATGATGTTCGTAAGCGGATCATATCCTATAGCAAAAATAAAAAGGTTACCTAATTTCTTTTGAGACGAAGTGTCTCTCCTGAAGTCTTCCATTACCTTGAACCCGGACATATGTCCGGGTTCTTTTTCGTTTGTATCTAATTTATAATAGGTAATGATAAAAGGCTTATAGTTATGAAATCAATGGAAGAATTGCGCGCTAATCGTCCTTACGAAGTAAGGGCTGATGCTGCGTTCTCATATGAACCTATTGACGTATATAGCCGCGAAAAGCATACGCATAAAAAACAATTGATTACTGCTGGCCTTATGGACAGCGTTAAAGGCGCTATTATGGAAGCCGAAGGATCGCTTCCATACTTTGCTGAAGTTTATGAAATCTCAGCCAATATAAACGATTACGTTTTAGTGCCTACCATTATTATGCCTTCCGATTTGCCTAATCGTAACCTTGTAGCTTTTCCTAGAGAAGAATTGCTGCGCGCAAATCCCGAATTGGGAACGCTAGGTTATCAAACATGGCGCATGAAACATACGTGCAAGGACCATGTTAATAAGCGCATACCGCAAGATTCAAAAGGCATTGTCCTTTCAACATTCTTACGTGAAATGAAAGGAACGCGCGGCAATCTTTTAAAGGTTGTCGCGTTGTGTGCATATGATCGCAAGCGTGATCCAATTCTTGCCAATTCAATATTGACGGGTGAACGCACTACGTATTCAATGGGCGCTTTTTGCGGTCATTATACGTGTTCAATTTGTAATGCTCGTTTTCCTGAACATGCTTGCGAGCATGTTGAAATTCCATCACCTAAAATGAAACGCCGTCTTGCATTACGTGCTGAAGCCGACGGTCGTTTAGCGTTTTTAAAAGCGCGCGATTTCGTAGGATTTGAAATCTCTAGCGTAGAGAGTCCTGCATATGTTTCTGCCAGAACGGAAAAAGAGCATCTTATAAAGATGTTTAGCTGACGTTCTTTTCGTTAGGGTCTAATTATATATGAGTAGGGTTTCCCGCTCAGTGAATTAACCCTGTTTAATAACCCCTTACGGCAATTGCCTAAAAGGAAAAAGCATGAAGAAGAATAACCGGCTTCTTGCTGTCCTATCCGCCGATAACTCATTAGGAGTTTTCGTCGCGATTGATAAAGCGGACAGCCCGGAAAAGATTATGGTGAAAGCCCATACTTGTCCGAAGTGTGAAACGACTGCTACGCTTAATGATATGGACTCTCCGGCTTGTCCGGTTTGCGCCACTGATATGGTTCCGGTTTCTGGATCGGAAACTTTAGAAATTGATCCGTCAAAAGATTTGAAGAATTATCCCGTTATTGCTTCTTGCGATAATTGCTCGGCTGAAATTCATGGCGATAAAAAGCTTATGATTAAAGCTGGTAATGCGGGAATTAACTGCTACGTTTGTTCTATGCCTATGAATATCATCGCGGCTGACGATGAAGATATGGGTGAAGACGACGAAAACTTAGACGACGTTGAAGCACCGGGCGGCGAAGACGACGCTAATGTCGTTGAAGACGAATCGGAAGACGAAACGGGTGAAGACGATTCCGATATGGAAATGTCTGCGGGTGACGACGAAGATTCGGATTCGGATGAATCAGACTTTTCTGATGTTGATTCCGATGAAGATGAATCGGATGAAAACGAGCCTGTTTCGGATGAAGATGACGTGACGGATGAATCGGAATCGGACGAAGACGAATCGGACGATGAAGGTTCTGAAGAAACCGCTTCGGAAAAGACTGCCAAGAAGCCCGAAGAAAAGCCTGCGCTGACTATTGCTGCCAGTGCGATTAATCAGGCTATTCGTGATGAAGCAGAAATCGAATTGGTTGCTTCTACGTTAGAAAATAACGAAACCCGTTGGCATATCTTTGGTAACGGTAAGCACGTTGCATCGGCTGATAAGTCGCGCGCGAGCAAGTCGGTTGCGGAAATTTTTAACGACCAAAAAGTTTTCCGTGAATCGTTTATGGCGTCTATCGCCGCAGAAAATGCGGATATTGATAATACGCTGAACAATTTTGGTTTTGAAAAGACCAATATTGATATTCCTGTTGATATTGCTACTAAAGAGCATATCGATAACGAAGTTGCTAAAAAGACGGTTGCTTTTAATGCCTCGAAAGAGGAAATCAAAGACCGTTTCAGCCGCGCCCTTTCGGTTGCCGCTATTGGTATCCGTAAAGGAATGTTCGGCGTTGAAAGCCCGCTTCGCACTAAGCTTGTGAAGGTGCTTTCTGAAAATGGTATTCGTGGTGCTGATCGTATTGCTGATGAATTAATCAAAGAAACGACGGCAGACGAACTTAAGCTTCAGCTTGCTAAAGCTGATGAACTCGTCAATAAGTCTGATGACGCCCTTGGCGAAATTGCTTCGGTTGCTGAAACGGCGGCCTTTATGTCGACGGCTTCTGTTATCGAAGATACTAAACCTAATCCGAGACTTTTTGTTCCTCGGGAAGCTACAGTAGCTTCGACGAAGCCTACTGAACTACCGACTGCCTCAAGGGCGGCTCGCACTTTACTTCGCCGTAAACGCTAATTACGGTTAATTTCTCAATCAAAGAAAAGGTTGAATACAAATGTTAGATCGTTCTCGTCTCCGTATCGATAGTTCGCGTGCTGGTCAGGCGCTTCTTTCGACTATTGGCCTTTCCAATCTTCAGGAAGGTCAGCCGATGGTTGCTGATATTGAAAATGGCGTTGGCGTTATTCGTCCTTCGACGGGTGCTGCTGACTCTATTTTTGCAGGCTTCAGCATTTTTAACGAGCGTGTTATTCCTGCCGTTGCGACTAAGGTTGAACGCCTTACCGCTGTTGGCACGACTCTTACTCTTTCCAAATCGCCGAACGCTACTAGCTTTTTCCTGAAAACTACTGGCGGCACGGTTCTTGCTTATAACGTCGGCGTTGCTGCTGGTCAGTATAGCGTTACCAATAACGTCGTCACGCTTAACGCCGCGCAGTCGGGTAATATTATCGACGCCGTTTATCAGTATAACCTTACTGTCAATGAAGCTATCGCGCTTTTTGGCACGGGTCTTATTGGTCCTTCGGCTGTGGATCAGTTCAAGAGCGTCGACGTCGTTACTAAGGGCGAAATCTTTACCGATCAGTTCGATCACACGGTCGATTGGGCGACTCTTATCACGGAAGCTTCTGGCACCGTGTTAAAAGCGCGCGCTAACGGTCTTGTTTCGATTAACGGTAACGGTGCGGTTATTCGTGACGCCCGCGTTATCCACGCTCCGTCGGCTGATCTTCCCTTCCTCGGTATTAGCATCATTTAATAACTAATATCGAAAACAAAAGTTTGGAGAAATAAACAATGCGTTTTGGTAATGCTCTGAAAAATTCTACCGCTGTCCCGATGCAGCACGCGCGCCGTCCCGGTTCTCGTGAGCACTTTTTCGGTCGCGGTAATGAAATCAATGCTTCGTCGAATCGCGAAGTAATTGAAACTATTGCTTCGATGCTTGCTCTTGCTCAGGAAGGAAAACTTCAGACGCATGAGGAGCCGGAAGATAAGCTTTCGGTTGAAGAAGCAACGGCTATGGTTGTTGCTGCCTTTAATGATAAAGCTGGCAACGGCTGGAAAGATTTTGGTGCTACGCTTGCTGCTGATCTTCAGGAGCATGTTGAGCGCGAAGGCTTTTTGCGCCGTATCTTTAAAGAACTGACCGTTACTCAGGGTAATTTCCCGCGTCATCGCGTGCAGACTATTTTAGTGCAGGCGATTATGTCGACGGGTTCGGGTCGCGTTCTTCCGCAGATGGTCCGTGAAAAGTGGATTACTCCGCCGGAATGGACGTCGATGGCTGAAGTCTTAGTTACGCGTCAGGACATTAATCAGACTCCGGGCGATATTCTTGACGAGCGTTATAATGAGGGTCTTATGGCTCTTATGACGCAGCAGGATAAAGCTGCAAAAGCTTGTCTTGATGCGACGGTCGGCATTTATAATCCGCTCGTTTATGCTGGTGGTGGTCTTACGCCCGCTATTATTTCGGCGATGTCGACTCGCGTTTATACGCAGGTCGGTTCGCAGGGTGGTAGCGTGCTTTTAGCTGCCGATTATTGGGAAGACATCCAGACCAATTCGGCGTTTGGTGCTTACTATGATCCGGTGACTAAGCTTGAGTTAATTCAGAACGGTGTTCTCGGTCGTTTCTTTGGCCGTGAATTTATCACCGACGGTTTCCGTCACCCCGTTCTTAAAGTTCTCAATTACGGCGAACTTTATATGCTGGCGCAGCCGGAATTCCTCGGCGGTTATACCGAACGCGGTCCTGTTGAGTCGGCTGAAATTGACGGCGCGACGCGCGGTCAGGCTGGTTCGCGTGGTTGGGCTTTTGCTCAGGATATGTCTGTTGCTTGCCATAACGCTAAAGCGGTTCAGAAGGCAGTCAGGGCTTGAGTCGAGTTTTTCCTAATTTTGGTTAGATTAATACGGTAAACTTATATCGTATATCTAACCAAAAGAGGGAATATGCGTAAATACCCTGATGGTAGAGGAATAACTGGATCAGCGCCTTTATCTAAAGAAGAACGTCAAAAACAAATTGACTCTTTGTATGGTAAAGGCGCTTTCCAAATTCTCAAATGCACAGACTACAAATCGCCTGTAAAACTTAAGCATAAGTGTGGCAAAATAATTGAACCTAAAAGACTAAGTATCGTTATTAGTAAAACACAAGGCAAAGGAGTTAAATGTCCTTGTGAACATATAAGACCTTTAAGAATTACTGCTCAAATACACGCTAAAGCAATAAAAGCTAAACACGGAAACAAATTCAAGTTAGTAAAATTTGTAGGCGCTGGTATGTCCTACAACACATACAAACATACAGAGTGCGGCAAAACTTTTAAACGTAGTTATGAATCTTTCAAACTAACCAAACACTGCCCACATTGCGTAGGTAAATTTGGCGGCGAGTTAGCTAAAGTAACTACAGATGATATAACGAAACGGCTAAAGAAAAAGTTTAAAGGACAATACGTTATAATCGGTAAGACTAACGGCATAAGCAAACCGATTACGCTTCAACATAAATGCGGTTTCAAATTCAAGAAAAAGCCTGATGAATTACTACGTTGCGTAAACCCTATATGTGAAGGTTGCGGGTTAGGTAACAAAATAGCTAATCACAAAACCATTACTATAGACGGCATCAAATTTGTAGTTCAAGGGTTTGAACCTAGGCTACTTAAAAAGCTTGCTAAGAAATACGGTGCTGAAAACATAATCTGCGGTAAAAACAATGTAAGGCGCTTTTACTATAAATTTAAAGGTAAATGGTCTTATTACTACCCTGACTTCATGATTAAAGGCACCAAGCTAGTTTACGAAGTAAAAAGTTTAGCTACCCTAGGATTACTGCCTGATCGTTATTGTTTCTTTGGTGAAGACGTTTTCGAGAGGAACCAAGCAAAAGCTAAAGCCGTAGAGCGTCAAGGTTTCAAGTTCCGGCTTAGGCTATATCGCGATAAAGTTTCTAAATTGAAAGTTCCGGCTAACTGGCACGCACTGACTAAACCGCTTCTTGCCGCTAATATCGGCGTAACCATAAACTGATTGGACAAAAAACTATGAGCAAACTTAAACTGGCGATTACGCAGGCTGCGCTTGCTATTGTTGCCTCACTAAAAGAAACTGGAATTAAAGCCGATCCTGAAAGTGTTGAAAACGGTATTAATGCCGTTGTCGATTTTGTTTCTGATGGAAAAAAGATCGAAGCCTCTGAAGGTAAAATTCCGGCTACTCCGTATGTTATCGCCGCTGATTTAATTGCTGTTGCGTATGAAGACATCCGCAGCGGTAACATGAAAAGCGGGCTTGAGAATTTCCTTGCTGCTTGTAAACAGCCTGATATGGCGACGCTTTGTTCGGCGTTTGTGTCTTTAAATACTGTTGCAAGCGAAGACATTGAAGACGTTGGTGATAATACTGACGACACTTCTGACGATGAAGCGCCCGAAGAAGAAGATGATGAAGATTCGGAAGATAAAGTCGTTGCTCAGGTAATTGCTGAATTTGAAGAAGACGATGAATCGTCCGATGATGAAGACGATGATTCAGAAGACGATGATAATTCAGATGATGAAGATAATGACGGTGAAAAAAGTCCTTCTAATATGAAGGAAGTTAAATTTCCCACGTCAGCCACCGTAGCTTCTGAAGCGCAGCTTCGCGGTATCCGTAATAAGCTTTCAATGTATGGAACGCCGGAGTCTCGTCAGAAAGCCAAGGAATTTGGGAAATCGTTGAAGACTGCATAACAATCTTAGTTTAAAGGTCTAGCCCGGCCCCCGCGCTTAACACCCCCCGAGCGTAAACCAATAGGCTGTCCTGCTAAGTTATTGTTTGTTGTTTTCAACGAAAGGCGGTCTGGCTGGTATTTATCAGCCAGACCGTTCTTTTTTAGGAGACTATTAATGGCTAGTGTGTATGCCGATCACGTCAGATCACATAAAACAGTTCCTATTTTAACTAGGTCTTTAGATTTAGTTATCACTCGTTTGGAAAGTGTTTTGCGCGTTGAAAAGGCATTTACATATACTGGTAGCGATTTTCATAAAGTTTTAGGTATTCAAACTGGCGGCAAGCCTATTTATCCGGCGTTGGGTGTTAAAATAACCCAAATCACTGAACGCGAAGATATGCCTTATAATAAAAAAGCTTTATATAGAAACGGCATAAAATTTCGCGAATTTGACGATTCCAAAATTGAATTGTTCCATCCCTATCCAGTAACAGCGACTCTTTCTGCTAAACTGGCGTCGAGAAATTATCTCGATTTTTTACATACCGCTGAAAACTTAATGCTGGCAAATCTAACAGACGATTTGTCGTTTAATCTTGATATGAAAGTGGCGGATGTTGACCCGTCTAAAGCTTTTTTCAGCATGAAATGTAAACTCAAAATTTCTGCCGCATCGTTTTCGATTCCAGAAATACAAATGGAAGGCGAAACGGGTGATGGTATGGGCGAAATGGATTTTGATTTACAATTTGATTCCTACATGGGCAAAGCCTCCAATATGAACTCTATTGCCAGCTTTGTTTTAAATTTCACTGGCGATGCTAATGAGGAAGGATTAACCTTCAATGTCTGATGCTGTCACGCTAACATTTGCAGGCAAATTTGATCTAGCTACAAAAAGATCGCGCCGTAATGTTTTAGAATATGTGCGTTCTATAACGGCGGAAACAAACTACCCGTTTGAACAAAAAGAAGTTGTTATGAGTGATGGTGACTCACAAACCATTACTAATATCAGAAAATTTTTTGTTCTGACTACAACTTACCCCATTAAAGTAACAATAACAAAAGGTGTAGGCGACCCTATTACCTTTGACGTAGAGTCGGTAATTCAATTTACTGCGGCTGTCGATACAATCAATATTGAATTTTTACCGGAAGACACTACGAAGCAGGCGCATGTAAAGTATTTGGTTAACTAAGCTACTCCTAATTTTAACTGAAATAGAGACGGAATTTAAAAATGGATCAGTGTCTCGTAGTTAACAACACGAATGAACCCAAAACTTTATCTTATCGTTCCGGTTCTGCCGACGATATTACTTTACAGCCGAGACAGCATTTAGTTGTTGACGCTCGCTATACTAAAAAGCTTCCAGAAGGCGTTACGATTTCGCAAGTTGAAGTGCGAAATTCCGTGGCGTCTCCTGCCAAATCTAAACAGGCATCAAATAAATAAGTTTGATGCATCGTTAGCAAAAACGGAAAGATTAAAACATGACTATTGCCCAGTTTGATAAAAGTCCGGCTGTAAACTTTCAGGAAGAAGATCGTTCAGATTTCGTCAGTGGCGTTTCTGTTGTTAGCGCCGCAGTCGTTGGTCCGTTTCGTCGCGGTCCTGAAAAAGCCGTTGTCACTACCCCTGATGAATTCTTAGAACTTTTTGAAGTTTCGACCGATTGGGGTTTTGCTGCTCACACCGCTCTTGATTTCTTAGAGGAAGGTAATCAGCTTACGGTTTTGCGTGTTCAGAAAAACGCTCGCCGCGCTGGTTTGGTTGTTTATAACGACGTCTTTTCGTCGTTTGATAATACCGCCAATAGTAACGCTATGCCTTTTCCGTTTGGCACGTTTGACGATTATCTTTCTGGCGTGCGTCAGTTTATTAACGCCATTATTACCGGAAACTTTGTTACTGGTAACGTCACTGCTGTTGGTCTGAACGATGGTGTTACTAACTACACGCAGAACGTAGCGTTCATTACCGACCACAATACTACTGCGCGCGCGGTTACGGATGCAATTAACGCGCTTATTAATACTGGTATTGCGGTTGATGTTTCGCCCGGTGGTGCGAGCGCAATTGCAATGTCGGGTAACGCGTTAAATAATATTCGCGTTGTCTCGCCGGAAGGTAAAACTTTTACCTTATCTCTTAGCACTACTGGCGGTGCTTCTCAGCCTACGTTTGCTGTTGCTACTAGCAACGCTGCTCAGCATAAGCTTTTTGAAATTTTTGCTGAAAACCCCGGCAAGCATGGCAATAATCTTGGTGTGCGTTTTTCGGACATCAAAAATTCAACGTATAAGCAGCTTACGCTCACATTTAGCGCAGACTTTGTTGCGCTGAATAATATCGCGTTCAATTTTACCTATAAGGGCCAGACCGATATTGTGAACGTGGTTTATGCTTCTAGCCACGCTAACACGATTACTGCGATAGGCACTGCAATTCAGAACCTTATTGGTGTTGCTGGAACGGTTTTGGTGGATGCGGTTGCACGCACTATTAAAATTATTTCGCCGGAAGCCGGTGAAGATAATATAAGCGTTACGACTCCGCTTGTGACATTAGGTGCTTCGCAGGCAACGTGTGCTGTTACTACGGTAGCCCCTACTGCTAACGACGATACGTTCAAGCTTGAACTTTTTAATCGCAGCAATCAGATTGTTCCGATTAAAACCTACGTTGTGAGCCTTCGTAAAATCAATGATGGTTTTAATTCGTCCTTGTATATTGAGGACGTTGTTAATACCGGCGCTGATAAAAGCATCGATATTCGTATCAACCATTATGAAACGAACCTTTTAGGTCAGCTTAAAGGGATTAGTACATCGACTATTTATTGGTTGAATGGCGGCACGGATGGCACGCAGCCCGTTTCGGCGGATTTAGCGACGGCTTGGGATACTTTAAAAGATCGTATTCTTTTCCCGAACGCCCGTTTGCTGTTAAACGCTGGTTTTGCTGACTCTACCGTTCAAACTAAAATGATTGACGTTGCAGAATCGCGCGGCGTTTCTGTTGCTATTCTTGATGTTCCTTCGGCATCGCAGGAAGCAACGGCGGCGGCGACTTATCGTAACGCAACACTAAACGCAAACTCGTCGTTTGCGATGATTGCTACTAACGATCCTGAAATCGTTGACAGCTTTTCTCAGCGCCGTTTCTATGTTCCGCCTTCGGCTCGTTTGGGTGCGGTTATTGCGCGTTCGCTTAATATCGCGCCTTATCTTTCACCCGCAGGCTTAAATCGCGGTTACATTCGTAATATCGTTGGCCTTCGCTATAACTATTCGCAGGGTCAGCGCGATACTCTCGCAACCGCTCAGATTAATCCCATCATTAATTTGCAGGGTGGATTTGGTTACGTTCTTTGGGATGCGATTACGCTTTTAAAGAAGAAGACAGTTATGTCTTATGCGTCTTCGCGCTTTAATATGTGTTACATTCGCGAAGAATGTGAGCGTTTCTTCCCGACGTTGTTGCATGAACCGATTGACGACAATCTTTTCTTTAAGGTTGAGCAGTTTGGTGAGCAGTTACTCCAGCCGATGATTGAACGCGGCGCTCTGCGTAATGGTAAGCTTGTTGCTAATAAAACAAACAATAAGCCTACCGATGAAGACGCTGGTCGTTTTAATGTTAGCCTGTTCCTTGATTTCCCGCGCCCTGCTCGCGAAATCAACATCAAACTTATTCCGACACGCGCTGGCGGCATACAGTTTATTGAACAGCTTTAATCGTAATTGAAAAATTCGGAGAATAGGTAAATGACTCGCATTAATTACGATGAAACGGCTGGTTTAAAAGATCCCATGCCCGCCGATAACTTTGAGTTGGTTTTTGGTAATATTCCAAATTACAGCGGTGCTACTCGCAATCTTACTATTCGCGCGCAGCAGGCAGTAATTCCCGGTATGAATAACGACGTCATGCCTGTTACCTTGCATGGCTTTGACTTTATTTTCTCTGGCAAAAATACTTGGCCGAAAACTTTAACTGTGGCTTTTGTTGAAAGTTCACAGGATATGGAAGTTATGACTGCCATTGGTTTATGGCAGCAGGCAGTTCGCGGAACTAAGTCTGGCACGTCGCTTGGATATTCCTCGCAGTATTCAGCCGATCTGCGACTGAATGTGTATGACAGCCCCGGTAATCTTGCAAAAAGCGTTCTTATTAAACGCGCAATGCCGCAGGATCGTCCTGACATTCAGTTGGATTCTACGTCTACTCAGGCTATGCTCCAGAATATTACGTTCGGTTACTGGAAAGCTATTATTGACGGTATCACTGAACGGTAAATATAAAAAAGTTTCAGTAGAGAAAAATAAGTGGCGTCTTTACCAGCGTTCGACACCATTATAGAAACTCTCGGCGATCCTGCGCCTTCTTGGACGTGGGTCGCCGAAATTGGTTTAGGTAGAGGACGTAGAACGTCCTCTGTTGATGGCACAGGCTTTTTTAATTACGACATTGACAGTGGTCGTTTACGTTCAAACGACCTTGATACTCGTGATATAAACCGTCAAGCAAACTTAGCTAGACGTGATCCGGCTCTTGGATTTCGTTATCGCGTTGAAGAAATACCGGCCAAGTATTTTGAAATCAACGACGAGTCTCGTTTCTATGCTGGCTCTACAATTTCTTTTCCCGGCTCTCGTTCTTACGGTCAAATAAGTATCACCTTTTATGAATCATCAGACTACGCATCGTTTGATATGATTCGTAACTGGATGGATACAATAATCGACAAAAAAGGAAATTACGGCGTACTTAATGATTACGTTCGTAACATTTCTTTATACGCATTTGACGGCGTTAATCCCAACGCCGCTACATTAAAACTTAAATATATTGATTGTTGGCCTTTGAACATCAGCGAACAATCCTACAATTTTAACGGAACGGATCGCGTGAAGTGGACAGTGCCTTTCGCAATTCATGATATTGAACGCTTTTTCTAATGCACTGTTGGGGGTTTTGCAATGACGGACGAAAATTTTGAATATTCGCCGGGGCCTTCAAGGCCCCAAACGCTTAAAGAGTTATCTGAAAAAACTCAGGCTGCGGCTGACGGTATAACTGTTGATCCTGTAAATGACGCCAAACTTTATACCGATTTAGGTTATAGCGCAGAAGGCGTTGACGCGCCTGACCCCTCTACATTACCGCAGAGTTTTTCAGCACCGGGTTATACTCGGTTTGCTTTTTTATCGGGCGGTGTATTTTATATAAATCAGCCTCCGTTAATGATACGCCGTTTTAAAGGCGTAGATATTTCTGCTATGGCGTTAGCCGCACAAAAAGATTCCGTTACCGCGCTGTTAGATGTTCTTGCAAATACGTCTATGGGAATGGACGTTCGCGATTTAACGAGCGGTGATTTTAAGTATCTTTTATATTGGCAGCGTTTACATTCGTTTCCAAAACGCCCTTGGGTTCGTAAATGGACGTCTCGCTACGGTAATGAGAACATTGAAACCGTAGAAGAAATGGGAAAAGTTTATCTCCGTAGTCATAAAATGACGACGGAAGAATACATGGTTTACTATAATGCCGGGTTGCGCGTTCCTACTATGCGCGACATTGAGTATTTAGAAAAGCATGAGGGAACAAGGACCGCCGCTGATAGCTACACAAATCAAATAGCATTATTCTTCCAAGGAAATTCTATGGAAGAAAAGATAAAAACTTTTGAAGAAGCCGATGGCGAACTGATCGCTATGGCTCGTGAATTAGAAGAAAAATTTGACCACGGCGTTACTGAAATTTTATCTCTTGTAGATAAAAAGTTTAAGCCTAAAGAACATATTGAGCGGTTACGTAACGCCGCTGATAATCTGGAGTTATTAATTCCAGACTACATAAAAGTTGGTCTTGAAGAAGAATCATTAGAGATACGCACTAACATCGAACGTATGCGCTATGAAGCAAACAAGGTTGAAGCCGATTTAGAAAAAGGAAAGGAGGTCTTGCCGGAGGCTGAAGAAATTTCAGTTCCTATGTCGGCTGCCTCGTTTCTTTCCGGTATATAGTCAAAAACTTTATTATGACATTAAATATTACATCCTTACACATTTAAAAATATGGCCGGATGATAATATTGATTTTGCAGAGTTCATTTACATATTTTCTAACTTGAATAAAGACCTTAATCAAAAAGCTACTCACGACGCGGCTTACTACGCTCAGCAAAGCGGAATACGGGCAAACGAAAAGTTTAAGCATCATATTCGTAACACCTACGAGCAAGCTGCTAGAAACGCTGCAATGCGAGCCTCGTATAAACGTAGAAGGTAAGTAAATGGCCTTACGCGATACGACTTTTACTTACAAACAAACTAGGCGTAGAGCGTCGACAACGACTGCTCGCGCCTATACTTTAAATTCTCGCCAGATGGAATTGGATCGTAAATCCGCTGGCGATATTAAACGTATGGCGGACACGGCAGAAAAACGTCTTAAGGCATTAGACACAATTCGCAAAAAAGGTGTCTTGCCTTTTACTCGTCAAGAAATGGAACTTGAATATCGTCGGTTAGACGATCAAATTTGGTTTCTTACCAATCAGGCTGAAAATCTGCGTAACGTGGGTGGTCAGGCTGATCAGATCATCGCTATTGAAAAACTTATTTCTATTTTAACAGAGCATCAAAACGATATTCGTGAAATCGTTAATGCCAACATTCCTTTCCAAAACAATATTATCAAAGATGTTATTGGTCATACTGGATATTTTTTACGTCAACGCGCCATCGTTGATCCGTATAAAAGAGTCGTTGCTAAGGTGGGTGGTGCTGTCCGCGCTAACAGTTTAGGCGGCGTTGTTTTGCGTTCTATCATCGGCGCAGGACTTAATCGCGGTGCGCCTGTAGGTGCTTTACGTATGGCCGCAGGGTTATCACGTATGGCGTCGGGTGCATATATTAAAAAGCTTAACGAACGCCGTGCTAATACCGCATCGCCATTGGATTTGCTTAATCGTGCTACGTCACGTAAATATAAAGACGTTGATACTGCTACTGCCTACAATTTAGAAAAAGCCAAACTTAACGAAGCCAAGAAACAACATAAAGAAAATAAAGACCAAACAGAAGAATCTAATAAAATTGGTGAGGAAGCCGTTGAAGAATTAAAAAAGGCTAACAAGACCGCTGAAAAAATGGTGCGGGAGTTCAAGTCCCAAGACGGTGGAGGCGGTTTATTAGAAAGTGTTGGTGGTGCTTTAGCTACCATGTTTGGATTTAAAACTTTAATGGGCGGTGGTGGTAAGGCCGCTGGTGCTGCGGGTGCTGTTGCTAAAGGCGGAAGCTTTTTAGGTCGTTGGGGAAAACGACTGGGTTATTTAGGTGTAGGATTAAGCGTCGCGGATTTAGCGTTTAACAAACGTGACGATGGCTCTAAACGCGCATTTTTTGGCGAAAAAGACGAAAGCTTTTTAGATTCACGCGCTGCTAGTTATGGCGAGGCTGCTTTAGCTGGTTTTACTGTTGGTGGTCCTTGGGGCGCTGGTATTGCACTATTGTCGGCGTTTGTTGCTGACAATTGGAGGGGTATACGTGAGTTCCAAAAAGAACAAAATGAAGAACTTTTAAAAACATTCGGTGTATTACCTAAAACATTAACCGAGGCTCTGGATAATTCAGAACTTGGAAAGTTTATGTCGAACGACGCCAAATTGCGTATGATAGAAGCTTTTGGCACCCCTGTAGAAAAAATGATTGCAAAAGTTAGACGAACTGCAAATGAACTGGTAGAATACAATAATCAAAACCGCACTAAATATCCAAAAGGAATTAAGACTTACACAGATATGAACGGTAATATAAAAGTTTTTGGACCTAACAATGAAGATTTAGGTATTTTCGATCATCGTCGTATTAGCCGTGATTTAACACAAGAAGAAGCTGCTGCTAACGCAACTTTTACACAAACTGGTCCCACCGTAGCTTCTGTTGGGTCTGCTGGTATTCGCCAAAACTTAGATATGATTGCAAAAGGCGAAGGCGGCTCACATCCAGATTTAGGTTATGGGTATGACGCCGTTTTAGGCGATAACATTCACACCGGCAAAAAAGGTTCTTACCGTCCTGATGGTGATTATAAACCCGTTTCTCAAATGACTTTCCCTGAATTATTTGATTATCAGCAAAAAGTTCGTCGTAATTCTGGGCGTTGGAATTCGTCTGCGGTTGGACGTTATCAATATGTAAAGTCTACTCTATATGGTGGTTATAAGAACGGTAAGTGGAGAGACGGTCTTTACCTTCAATACCAAAACGATCCCGTTAAACGCGCACTTATGCAATCTTATGGTATAAATTTTGATGAAGGCGCTACCTTCTCGCCGCAAAATCAAGACGCTATTGCCGCTTATACAATGATGGAAGTTCGCGACGGCCGTGCCTATAAAGAAGGCCGTATATCTAAAGAAAGTTTTTTAAATAACCTTTCTAATGAATGGGCGTCTGTTCAAAATTCTTACGGTAGTGGCTCTTATGCCAATCAACGCGCAGGCACTAATGTATCTGGCGTTGTAGAAAGTTTGCGAGCCGATCCTGAAGTCGCTGCTGCGATGAATATGCCAGCAAGCAATTACGGCGGCTTAAAAACAACTTGGACTGAGTTTAAATCGCGGGACGTTAAAAGCGACCTTGATTATTTTGGTGACGATAGATCACTCCAATTTAATCCTGCGCCTTCAAGAGAGCCTTATAACATACCAACTTTTGAATCGCCGGGCGTAACGCCTAAATATGAACCCGGTAATAGCCCCGTCGTTGTTCCTGTTGCGGATAATACTGCTACGCCTTCAACTAAAAAAGATACCGCTGGTTCAAATTTCCCTGTTTACAAGCAGACAACCTACGGTATGCCTGTTCTAAATGACATTCCAATTTTCGATACGGAAATGGGCGTTTTACTTATGACAAAGCAGGCAGGATAAAATGGCCGACCGTAAAACACGCGGCAATCCAAATTACACAATTGAAATTGTCAAATACAACGTGCGCGATGGTAGTGGAGCGCCGCGCGACACTATTACTGCAACTTTGCCTGAAGAAATTGCGTTAAACGTGCAGTCTGAATATGAAGCACGTTATGCCAACTTTTTAAACGAGAAACTTCCTTTCGCTACAAATTTTCAGGCGTTAGCGGGCGCTGGTGTTTTCTATCAGGCGTTAACGTCGCAGTTATGGATTAGTTCTGATCCTCTGGAAATAAGTCTCACGCTTTTATTTGACGCCGTTGATGATGCTGGCAGAGAAGTAACTAGCCAAGTTTCTAAATTGCAGTCGTGGGTTATGCCTACAATTGATCCTGCTAACGGCATACTTTATTCTCCCGGCCCTACTCCGTTAAATCCAGAAGACGGGCGAGTCGTTGTTAGTATCGGTAGATTTATGACGCTTAATTCTGCTATTATCCCAAGCGTCAATGCTACGTATAAAGTTATGCCGGATGAAAACGGACAATTTATTTCTGCTACTGCTGACGTAACATTCAGAACCTTTCTCACGCCGAACCAAAAAGAGTTCTTGGAGTATTTTCGTAATTTAGGAACTGACGTTGCTGGTCCTAGCGGCGCTGCTGATATAGAAGGTTATTTTACTAGAATATATAATAAATATTTAAGTGGTGACTGATGTATAAATCAACTAACTACGATCCTGCCGTTGAACACTCGCAATTTTTTAATATCATCAAAGATAAAAATTCTGACGACTTTTTAGACGTTTTAGAAGGACGTCTAGTTGAGGCTATTCGCGCAATCCGCGTTTGGACACCGCACAAGTATCAGTTAGGAAACAACCTTCCTCTTATCTCATACCGTTTTTATGGAACTACAACGCTTTATTGGGCTATCGCTACCTATAACGGTATTGTTGATCCATTTTCAATTCAACAAGGACAAGTAATCCGCATCCCCGCCTACTCACAGATTATGCAAGCTTTGTCGATTTATAAAAATCGCAAGTTAAAATCTAGTGCAAATACGCAGTCGACGGTTACTATCTAAATGTTTATCGTCAACGGACACTTTTATATTGATATATCAACGGAAGGCGGATCGTTACCCCTTCCGCCGGGGACGTTCGATTACATTTTGATTATTCAAAACGTAATGCAGATGGTTCCTACGTTAACGATTGAATTAAAAGATACATCGCATATTTTTATGAAGGATTTTCCGTTAGTTGAAGGCACGCCGCTAACGGTTAAAATGGGTAACACAAAAGAAAAAGAGCCGCCTATTGAAATGCGGTTTCGTGTTATCTCGATGCCTAAAATGGCCTCGCACGGTTCAGGCTCAAATCAACGAATTAAAGCCATTCTCGATTGCGATTCCTTGTTTGCAATTCCACAAAAAGCTTACAAGGGAACGTCCTCACAAGTTATTTCCGAAATAGCCAAAGAAGTAGGTTTAACGGTCGAGGCTGATCCAACTAATGATAATATGACTTGGCTTTCGCTTGGACAAAAGCGTGGCATGTTTATGCACGATGTTTGTGGTCATGCGTGGGCAGATAACAAATCATTGTTTGCATTAGGTATAACCGACACGTTTAAACTGCGCTTTAAGAATCTGTCATTGTTGAAAAAAGAAAAAGCTAAGTCGTTACTATACTACTCGGAAAAACCGCCGCAGTCGCAAGTCGGTAATCCAATTCAAGTTCTGAACTACAACTTTTCTTCTCTTAACGGCTACCGTAACTTGGTTTTTAACTACGGTATGTCAGCCATTAAAGAAAAACTGGACGGCGCTTTCGAGGAATTTAAAACGCTGGACATTGATAAGACAGCAAGCTTTCTTGAAATGTCTAAACGCGTGAAAGGCGTTGTTGGTCTGGCGCAACAATTTCTCGGAGACCTTGATCTTGAGAATGTTCACAAGGAATTTCAACGCGCAGAATATCAAAATAAAAGAGGCGCGGCCACATATGGCACTACTGCAAATATATTGACTGCGGTTCCAAGTGCTTTGGAATTGCTTGATTTGGTCAATCTTTATACTCCCCGTTCTGGCGGTTCCTCTAATGAAATGTTCAACGGTGATTATATAGTTACGGGAAAGACCCGCCTTATCACTGGTAACGTATATTCAGAAAAGATAGCACTGGTTACGCAAGGTCGTAATCTCGATCCTAAAGGTAATTTGCTATGACGCTTCAACCGATGCTTTTTGGTAGTCAAGAGCAAGGCGGTTTAAAAGGCAAGCAATTGTTGGCGTTTGTCGTTGATAACGCTGACCCCGATAAAAAACGCCGCATCAAAATTCGTATCCGTGGTTTGCATCGTAACATTGATGATGCCGACTTATATTGGGTAAAATGCGACACTGGTTTTGGTGTTGGCGGTAATGCGCCGGGTATGGGTTCTATTGGTCTGCCTCCTGTCGGTTCAAAAATTTGGGTTAGCGTTTTAGATACGTTTGGACGTTCTATAAAAGTTATAGGCCCTGCGTATCAAGATGATGATAAGACCGATGAATTGGATACAGACGATTACGATGCCTATGGATTTGTTGATCCCGGTGGTAATAAGTTTTTGATTTCGCCTAAAGACAATACGGTTGAATTTACGCACGTTACTGGCACTCGTTTTTTGATAAAAGCTAACGGTGAAATTGAAGTTGTAGCTGCTAATAACGTCGGTATTCATGCTAACGGCGTGCTTAATTTAAGAGGACAGACCGTAAACATAGAATCGCAAGGCCAAATTAAGGTGCAAGGCACTCAAGTTAAAATAAACGAAAGTGCTGGTTCTCCCGGTGCTGCACCATTAACGGTTACTGCCAGACAAAAGCCTGTTGCTCGCGACGTTAAAAACAAAACGGATTTTTAATATATGCCTCGCATAGCATATTCCCCAACAAATAAGTTTGTAGGCGCTAAACCAAACTACTTGTGGGACATCAATATGCAGTATTCTCGCTCTCGTGGCGAGTTTATTGTTTACGATAACTTGGCTGTCAAATTGATGATAGCCAACGTGCTTTTTACAATTCCCGGTGAGCGTGTATTTGAACCGGAGTTTGGGTCAAACTTACCTTTCTTATTACATGAGCCGATGAATGAAATTCTAGCATGGAAAATTGAAAACGAATCCTACATCGCATTACAAAGATGGATTCCGTATATTTTAGTGGATAGACGTAACGCTAGAGTTATTCCAGATTATGATGCAGGCCGTTACTCTGTAAAACTTCCATATCTTGAATTGAACCCTTCATCTTTTTTCAATCGCGCGTCGACGTTTGACGCTGATTTATACGCGGTGAGATAACAATGTCTACAAGTGAATACATCACGGCAATAATCGACGATCTTGCTGCTTATATTTCGGATATGGCTGCTACTGAAAACGGCGCTAACGTGCCTGTTGATTCCGTAGCGCGCTTTTTACGGCTCTATAAAGAACAAAATGAAAAACAACCGCTAGTGTTATCTGCCGTAAGACCCGACTTTGAACAAATCGTTCGTCAGTTGCAGGCATATCTGGAAACTAAAAAGTCTTGGAACGAATTGATTACCGCAGGCGGCGGGCAGACGCTGATTGAATTGGTAGGTGCAGTCGGCGCATTAAATATGCAAGCGATTTTTCGCGCCTTGCAGGAAAACTTTTCAGACACGGCACAAGCACCTAGCAGCATTTTCTTAGGCGTGCGCCGTTTGGGTGTTCGTTTAATTCGTAAACGCCCTTCAAAAGTTTTTGTTACCTTAGAAAATTCTGAACCGTCAGTATCGGTTACAATTCCGGCTTACTCTCAGTTTTACATTAGCGAGAAACCTTTTTTCAATCGCTATCCAATTTCCATGACTTTAAATCAGCCGTTAGTTCAAGACGTCCCATTATATGAAGGCGAAGTGCGAACGGCAGTGTTTACGTCTAACGGTCAACCTTTTCAACGGTTTGAATTGGGTGACGATGATTTTGCGGTGTGCGATGAAGACGTTTTATGTTTTGTTGGCCCGCAGGCTGAAACATATCGCCGCATAACTGACGGTATATGGAATTACGGACCTGCTGATAAAGTTTTCCAAGAGTCTACTACGCAATACGGTAACGTAGAAATTTTGTTGGGCAATAACGTCAACGGCGTTCGTCCTGCTTCTGGCGTTGATATTCTTTTTCAATTTGCCGTAACTACCGGGTCACAGTCAAATATCTCTCAGGCTAATCTGCGAGTTACATCAAAAGACTTTTCCAATATTACAGGCGTTTCTACTTCACATGCTACCGGCGGTGAAGATGAAAAAGATGCCACTTTTTATCGTAATGTTGGCGCGTCAATATTTGCTGCTAAGGATCGCGCAGTTACTGAATCAGATTTTGTCCAAAAGTGTTTGGTATATCCCGGCGTCATTGACGTTAAAGTAATGGGGCAGCGTGAAACTGCTCCTGATAAAGTTACACGTATGAATGTAGTAAGTATAATCATTTTAACTGACCAGCCGTGGACTCCATTACAGCGAGAAGATTTCCTCGCCTACCTTGAGAAATATTCTATAACGTCGCTAAACTTTTTAATCGAAGACGCGTCTGAAGTTCTGTTAAACCTAGAAGCCAATATCTATTGCCGTAACGGTGTTGATTTGGACGCGGCTAAAAATTTCTTGATTAATAAGATACGCGAACAATTCCGGTTACGCCAAGGCTCACTTGGTTTCTCGTTATACCGTTCAGACCTTGAAACTATTTTGAATGATAAAACATTCAATGTAGATTACGTTAAAATTGTTCTGCCCGGAACGTCAGAAGTTACCGTCAATAAGCGTTCCTATATACGTATTAACAATATTACTTTGAATATGTCTTACTCTAATCGTCCTACCTTGCTCTAAGGGTTAAAAGCACATGCGTTATGAAGACCCTTTTGACCCAAAAATGCTACTCCCTGCTAGAATCAGGGAAACGCCAGCGTGGGCAGATTTTTGCGATGCTATTCAAAAAGTATTTGCCGAAAATATTGTTGACGGCAAAGAATATTTATTGCGTAGCCGTGACTCATTAAAATTTCGCCGTGGTCAATTCTTTAGATTTAAAAATAGATTGTATAGAATTGAACACGTAATACATAGCAACACGTCATATCCGTTTGACCCTATTCCTGAAACGCTGGTTGTTTCAGATGGCGAAGGCGTATTATACGAACTTAGCGGCATCAACGCTACTAACGAGCGTTATTTGTTAGTGCGTAACGCCGCCGAATTGGGATTTAACGTAATTGTTGAACGCTTAAACGACGAGGATTTTTCTCGTCTTTGCGATTCGTTAGGTGCGTATCATCATCAGAACGGCACTAAAGCTTTTATAAACTACATTGGGTTTATCAAGAACATCAATTTGAAAATAACCCAACTGTGGGCAGAGGAAGACGGAGAAAACGAAAACTACGTTAATATGCAACCTTATCCGTTAGGGACTACAGTTATTGAAGACCCTGAAAATGGAACATGGTATCCAACGTCGCACTACCGCGTTGAATATGACGGGGTCGTATTTCCTGATTTTCAGGATTCCGATTTCTTTGAACTCTTTTTAAAATTTGCCCCAATTCATATTGTGCTGGAATCTTTCAGCGCCGTTTTTGCTATGGCTCAAGCAAATCTATACGTTCACGGTTACAACTTTTATGATAATGAGATGATTCATATTAGTGGTAACGATCCTTTTGCTCCGTATGTCGCTACGCTATATAGCAACGTCACGCTTGCAATGGATAGCGAAATGTTCCACTTACCCGCTAACTCTTAATTTGCACGCCTAATTTTAAGCGTGACGAAGGAACAATAATATGACGGCTCAAACAGTAATTACTACCGCCGGAATTGCTGCCGCTGTTGCGGCTGGTTTAGGCGGGCCTCAAATTCAAATTACAAAAGCGCGCTTCGGTTCTTCCTTAATTACTCCGCTAGATTCAATGGTGGACGTAACAAGTTTTGAAATTGAAATCGGCTCCGCTAATATCCGTTATTCAATACGTGATGAAAACACTATCGTTTACAGACTTATTTTAGACGAAACGATGGGTGATTTTGATGTTGGCAATATCGGTTTGGTATTAGCAAACGACACCGTCTTCTCTATTTCGTCTCTGCCCGCCGTTACAACAAAAGTTGTAGGCAACCGCCGTGAATTTACTATTCCTCTGACGTTATCCGGTCTTGCTACGATTTCGGATTTGACGATTCTGCTTGCAGATGTAATGTCAATTCCAGAAGTAGCAACGCAAGCTTTGTTGCCTGCTGCTAACGTAGCGCCGTTTAATACATATCTCGTTCGTCAAAACACTTTATTCGCAAACCGTGCTACTATCGCAACGGCGGTTAACGGCACTTGGCGTTATTACCCCGAAGACTTAGGTGCAGGCGCGTTAGTTGAAACTAACGGCGTTGTGATGTCCGGATTATTCGACGCTGGTGTTGCCTCTGGCGAAGCCTGTTGGTTTAATACCGCTACCGATAAGTTTGAAAATTCAAACATTACTACACATCCTCCGCGCGGTATTCGCGGGTCCGGTGATACTTTTCACGCTGCTGGTTCTATTTATACTCACGGTTCTGCAATTTATGTTGCAGGCACTGTTTATTACGCGCAGGCAGACGGTTCTGTTAGCGACGCCGTAACCGATTATGAAATTGGTTTTGCGATTTCAACTACCAAGCTTTTTGTTACGGCTGGTTTAGTGCAGGGCGAACCTTGGGGCGGTGGTGGTGGATATTCTCCTGCCGGTCGCGTCCGTTCAATGTTCCTGACTGGTCCTGCTTATTGGCCGCGTCAGCGCACTGGTTATGGTCCGGCGCAAAACTTTATTCAGCCTACCGATGATAACTCAGGCTCGTTGTATTATTACACGTTCCCCAAAACGGGTTTACGCCAAACAATTGAATTGATGGTTCCTAAATTAAAAAGCATCGATTTGGCGCAGCCTGTCAATTTACAGATTTGGTGGGGACGTCCTACAAGTGCAAGCCCAACTAACGCGGTTAAATGGAGCGCGCGTCATATACGAATTGCTGAAGGAATAAGCTTCACGGCTTCTGCCGTTGCTGCTGTTTCTGTTGTTGATAACGCGCCTTCCGCTGGCTTGCATTATTTTACAGGCAATATTGCTCTTGATTTTGCTGGCTATACTGCGGCTGACGAAATAGCCCAGATACTTATTACACGTCTTAATGACGATGTAGCGGATACGCTAACAAGCGACGCTTATTTGTTTGCTGCAATTCTGAAATATACTGAAGCTACAGATACAGACGCATAATGAGTAACGCAAATACGTCTGTCGGATTTTTTTCCGGCGGCAGAAAAAAGCGTGACAGCGTTAGTGCTGACGTAAATGATACGTTAGGAACCGTTTGGCATGAGGATACTTTAATAACTCGTCCAAACGGTTCTCAAACCGCGTTAAAAAATCTTGTTGTTGGTGATAGAATAAGATCGCTTGCACCGCGTTCTGAATACCTTGGCAAGATGTTAAACGCTGACGGAACATATAATCCGCAAGCTATTTGGGCAGTTTGGTCTGCTGGCGCGCCTTGGTCAACGCCAAATCCAGATCGCTTTTTACCGGAGTATATTCCGACGCCTGCCCGCGTTCCTAATGGCAACGAATTTGTTTTAGGTGAAGCGGAAATTGCGTATCTTTCAATTCAAGGAATACAAAACGGTCCTTACGTTGGCACGGCCCCAACGCTTTATTTTACTGCGTGGTTTAGACCAGAAACGACACCAAATGTTGCTGAGTCGCTTTTATCGGGCAGTATAATAAATTCTCTAATGCCTCAATTAGCTATTGCGGCTGATAGCAACAATTTTGTTTATCTGGCTCGTAATGGCGTTTATTCTGACTGGCCTAATAGCGCCTATTTAAAAGCAGGCAAACCTAATACCTTTAGATTTATTCGTCCAAGTTCCGGCGGCATACCTACGCCTACAGACGGAACTACCGCATGGAATGTTGCAGCCAATAGAGCAAAAATTACAAGAGACGTACCTTATCCGCGAGCAGGCAAATACATTTCTATGGTTCTAAAAAGAGTTGATGCAAATTCCTCACCATTATTTTTAGCCAACGGCTGTTTGGTTTTTTAAATGAATAAAAACGTAGGCTTTTTCTCAAGAAATTTGAGAGGGCGTATATTAACAAACCCTACGCCTCCCGACGAAAATCCGCCGGTAGTTAATCCCGGCCCTATTGTTAATGTTCCTCCTAACCCAAATCCAACAACGCCAATTCCCGGAGAAACTCCGGGCTTAATGCTTTATTCCGGTTTTAATTACACTGGACAATCTTTATTTATAACTGCTGATACTCCTAGAATTGGCCTTGCATATAACGGTTATCCTAACGAGAGTTATTCGCTTAAATATAAAGCTTTGCAGCCCGCTCCTGTAAACGGTTTAATACCCGTTATAAATTGTATGATCTATCAGGGAATTGATTATACAGGGATTGCAACTTTGTTGCCTCCCGGTAATCGTCCCGATACTACAAGAGATGATATTTGGAATAGCACAATTCGTATTCGCTCCGTTAAGTTTGTTTATCAAACAGTAACGGTTCCTGAAGACCCGCCTCAATATGGCGGCGGAGACGGAGGCGGGGGTGGAGGCGGCACTAAATGTTTTAGTGGTGACACGCTTATTCTAATGGCTAATAGAACTGAAAAACCTATCAGTCAAATTGTGCCGGGTGATATTGTTCTAAGCCCCGTAATTCCTTCCTTTACAACGTCTGAAAAGATTGAAGATATTTTAAATTGGTGGTCGTTGAATTTGAATGGATGGCGTTTAACACCGCAGCCCGTTTTAAAATGCAACGGTCATGTGCAGGAATTATGCTATGACATAAACGAAGGTTTAATAAAAGCTACCCCTGAGCATCCGTTGCTAATTAAACAGGGCAGCGTTTTCAAATTCATAAAAGTTAAAAACATCAAATTAGGCGATAGAATTAAATCCGATGTCGGTTATATCACGGTTAAATCAATTACTAAAACGTATAAAAAAGATCACTATTGGAACATGGCGGTAGGCGGCTCTAATCTGTATTTTGCAAACGGGTTAGTCGTGCATAACAAAGATTTAGAGCAATTGGCAAATTGATAGGATAATAAAATGCGCGTTCCGGGCAAACTCGATCTTTATTTGTATCGTTATGCCGGTTTTAAATTAGAAACCGTTTTTAAAGATTCTAACGGCGATCCAATAAACGTAACAGGATACAAAGGTTTGCTTGAGTGCAGACCCGAGCCTGATAGCGACGTTCGTATTTTTCGCTGGACTAGCGATACTGGACAACAAATTTCTTTTGGCACTACTAACGGTCTTATCACGATAAGCTTGACGGCTGCTCAAGTTATTGCGGGTAATTATCCGGTTGGTGAATATTTTTACGACTTTTATGTCCAAGATGCTGCTGGTATGTTATACCCGCATTTAACTGGATCGTTCGCTGTTCGCAATAGCAATATCCGTTCTGCTGTTGATTGGTAATTTAACATGGACGTTACGGTAGTTGACGAACTTAATACCATTGAAGCTACTACGGTAGATTTAACGGTTGAAGTTCCTAATACATCACCTTCTGTTGACGTAACTCAACAAAGACTTAATACGGACGTAACCCTCAACAACAACCAAATTGTTGTTGAGGGCGGTCTTACAATTGAAAACGTCAACGAAACTTTTGATGTTGAAACCAATTCAGTCGTAATAACGCTTGACGTTGTCGATCCCGGTTCAACCGTGGTCGTTAAAGAAAGCGTGCTTGATGTTGCGGTTGAAGCAAAAACAGAAATCGTTGAAGTTCTTTATGGTCCCGGCGGTGGTGGTATTACCATCGCGGATATGAACGCTATTTATGCTTACGCTGGTGCTGATTCCGCAAATACCGTAACTAACAATCGTTTCTTTACCAATCTTTTTGGCTGGACAATTTCTGGCGGCGGCACCCGTTTAGAAAGAACCGATCCTGAAGTTCCTGCAAACGCACCGTCTCAATACGTTTGTAAATTCGGCGGCGAGTATGCGCGTTACACCGGAAAAGTTTTAAATGTCGTAAACGGCGAACGCGTTTATGCTGAAGTGTCTGTAGCTACGCTGGCAGGCGGCGCGCCTACAATTTCTTTAAAAGTTTTCCGTTATGGTCCTACTGGCGTTAAATTGGGAGAAGAAACTCTCGATTTTGCAAACGCTACGTCTGCATGGACTCGTCTGGCAGGCTTTTTTGAAACGCCTAACGATGGAACTACTACTGTTGAATTTGTGTTGGAAATTTCTGGCGCGAATAATACCTACGACAACACAAAACGCTGGTATTTTACCAACGGCAAACTTTATTCAACTGCTTCAGAAGAAATTTTGAGCGCCTCGATTGAAACGATCAATACGATTTTGTATGATCCAATTGACGGTCTTACGGTTCAATACAGCCTCGCACTTAATAATAACGGACGCATTACTGGTATTCGTGCTAACGCTACTGGCACTGAAACCGATTTTGCTATTCTGACTGATAAGTTTTACGTCCTTGATCCGTCTGATAATAATAACTACGAGCAGGTCTTTGAAATTGTAAATGGCGTAGTTAAATTACGCGAACTTATTGCTAACGATATTACAACTACGACCATCACCGTTAAAAATAACGGTCAAATAAAAGTTCAAGACTCTCAAATGGTCCCTGTGGACCGTGTTGAAATTGGTAAAATAGGCGCTGATTATGGCTTGCGTGTTCGCAATGCCGCAGGTGATATAATCTTTAATGTAGATTCTTTAGGCGCTAACACTGTTAATTCAACGCAGTTAGTTAGTGGTGCCGTTACTCCCGGCAAAACAAACATCGCTGCAATTAATTCTGGCAGCGGCAACCTTAATTCAGACGTTGTTGACGTAGCCAACATCATCAACGGCGCTGTAACCGCTGCTAAAACAAACCTTGCGGCTATAAATTCTGGAACAGGCAATCTTAATTCCAATACTGTTGATACGGCGCAGATTATAGCTAGTGCAGTAACCGCTGCTAAAACCAATTTAGCAGCCATCAATTCCGGAACAGGTAATCTTAATTCCAATACGGTTAATACGACACAGATTATCGCTAACGCGGTAACGGCTGCAAAAACTTCGTTGGCTGCTATTAATAGTTCGACTGGTAATCTGAACGCTAACACCGTTGATACTGCTCAGATTATAAACGGCGCTATTTCTGACGCTGCAAAATTCAGCACAAGTATTCGCCCTGTCGAAGTTGTTGCCACGCTTCCTGTAACTGGCAATTTTACAGGCCGCACGGTTTTCCTAACGACCGATCAAAAGCTTTATCGTTATAACGGCTCTGCATATACAGCCTCCGTTCCAACTACGGATTTGTCTGGTACTATTATTAACGGACAAATTGCGGCTAACGCGGTTGATGCAACTGCAATTGCGGCTGGCGCTGTTACGGCTGTTAAAACCGCGCTTGCAGCTATTAATAGTTCGACTGGTAATTTAAACGCCAATACGGTTACGGCTACGAATATCGTGGCCGGTACTATCACTACGACTCAAATAGCTGCAAACACAATTGTTGCTGGTAATATCGCGGCGGGTACGATAACGACGACGCAAATTGCGGCCAATACTATCGTGGCTGGCAATATTGCCGCTAATACAATTACTGCTAGTCAGATTGCAGCAAACACTATTACTGCCGCGCAAATTGCCGCTAACACCATTACGGCTGGTCAGATTGCGGCTGGTACTATCACTGCAACGGAAATTGCGGCAAACACTATCACGGCTTCACGTTTAATAATTACAAATACAGATAATCTTATTCAAGACTGCGATTTATTAGATGCAAACTCGTGGAATTTTGATGCGGGTTGGACAATCAATACAGCAGATTCTTTAGTAAGTACAAACCTACAAGCAAGAGCAGCATTAAAAAGCGCAAACGGTAATGGTACTACTACACAGGCAGATTCCGCTGCCTTTAGCCGTTATTTTCCAATCGAAAGAAATAAAAGCTACAGGGTTTCTGGGCGTGTTGGCGTTACTTCTGGTTTCACGGGCAGAACTCAAGTAATTATTCAATGGTTTGATAGAACCTACGGCTATTTAAGTACATCTGCAATTTTAGGAACCGATTATAGAACGTCTGCGGCTGGTGCTATAACCGTTCAAGATATTGATGGGTTGGGAGTCGCTCCTTCCAACGCTTATTATGCTCGTTATGGCGCATATACAAACCGATCCACCACTCTCAACAATGCTGGTAACGCTTATTTTGCTTTCAACTGGGTTCAGCGAGCGGCGTCTGGTGAATTAATTGTTGACGGCGCTATCACTGCTGCAAAAATAGCGGCTAACACTATCACCGCTGGTCAAATTGCAGCGGGTACCATCACTGCTACTCAAATTGCATCAGGCACCATTACTGCTACCCAAATTGCGGCTGGTACAATTACAGCGTCGAAGCTTTTAATTACCAATTCATATAACCTAATCGCTGACGCCGATTTGCAAGATGCAAACTACTGGACGTTAAATCCCGGCTGGTCCATCAATACGTCTGATAGCCAAGTCACTACAAACTTGCAGGCTCGTGCTGCTTTTAAATCTCCAACAGGCAACGGTACAACAACCCAAGCAAACGCATACGCTAATCAATTTGGATTTTTTACAGCAGAGCCAAATAAAAAGTATCGTGTTTCGTCTATTACTCACGTAACTTCCGGTTTTACAGGACGCGCCAATTTTGGTTGTTATTGGTATACTCAAGCAGGAACTTTTATTTCTGCTACTTACATAACTGGAACGGATTATAGAAGTTCTGCGGCGGGGGTTGCTACAAACGGTACTATTGAAGGGCAGATAACGGCTCCTTCAAATGCCTATTATGGCAAGTTTTCTGCTACGGTAGATTGGTCTACTACTATTAATAACGCAGGCATTGCTTATTTTGCGTTCTTGCAAGTGAACCGTGCTAATAGCGGCGAATTAATAGTCGATGGAACCATCACTGCTGCTAAGATTCAAGCGGGTACAATTACAGCAACTGAAATTGCCGCTGGCACTATCACGGCCACTCAAATTGCAGCAGGCACAATTACAGGCGATAGGATTGCGGCTAACACAATTACTGCATCTAAGATACTTTTAACCGATGCAGTTAATATGGTTCGAGATTCTGAGTATTACGAAGGCTCAGCGATGTGGAACGCTCCGGGCGGTCCGATAACTTATGTTACGTCTGACGCTTTAGTTACCGCACTAAAAGCTATTCGAGTTGCAAAAATAACGGGTGCGGGTACGGGCGCGCCTTCAATTCGTTACAACTATCTTGAACAGTATAACATCAACATCGAACCGACAAAATCTTTTCATTGTGCAGTAGATTACGCGGTAACGTCTGGGTTTAACGGCTTTATATACGCCGACGTTGTATGGATAGATAACGTCGGCGGTATTCTAGGTTATAGCGTTTTTGGTTCAGTAGATTATTTGGCAGCTCCCGCCGGCTCTACAATTACAGGATCTTTTTCATCAATCGTTACTCCCTTCGCTGGTTCTGTTAGAGCAGTATATAGAACCATTGTGGATTGGAGCAGCGATTATGCTACACGAAATAAAGGTGGTACAGCGGGCTTCACACGTCCGTATATGCGCCGTGCAGTTAACGCAGAACTTATTGTCGATGGCACTATTACTGCTGCAAAAATTCAGGCTAACACTATTACAGCAACGCAGATTGCTGCTAACACCATTACGGCTGCTCAAATTGCCGCTAACTCAATTACGGCTTCAAGGCTTTTAATCACCAATTCTTACAACATGATCGCGGACGCTGATCTGCGTGACGCATCTTATTGGTCAATCGGTTCTGGATGGGCTATCAATACAGCCGATTCAATTGTAACTACCAATTTACAAGCACGGGCAGCGTGGAAAAGCGCAACTGGTAATGGCACAACATCACAGGCTACTACTGGATATAGTAGTGGTCAAATGCAAGTTGAACCGGGTAAAACTTTTAGAGCCTCTATAATCACGGCGGTTTCAGCCGGATATACAGGCATGTTATATTTATTTGTTAACTGGCTTAAACGCGATGGAACTGCATCCGGCGTCACACCTTTTAATTTTACGACGACTACTAGTTATAAAGCTTCTGCGGCTGGCGTAATTACATTACAAACATTAGATGTGCAATATACTGCGCCTAGTGACGCTTATTATGCAACTATCCAAGTAAATTCAGAATGGTCGACTACGCTAAACAACGCGGGTAACGCCTATGTTGCCTTCATGCAGTTTAATCGCGCTGCATCCGGCGAACTTATTGTTGACGGTAGTATTTCTGCTGCAAAAATTCTAGCGAACACTATTACATCAAACCAAATTGCAACTGATACAATTCGTTCTAGCGATTGGAACGCTACAACAAAACAAGGTTGGCGTTTAGGCACTAACGGCGATATTGATGCTTCTTCAATTTCTATCTGGGCACCGGGTGTTTCGCCGAAAAAGATTTTCGGCGCTTCGGGTATGTCTTACAACGGGTCGAATTTCTACGGCCTTGACCAAATTATTACTAAAATCAATAAAGCTTCTGAAGATGGCTCGCCGGACACGCAAATATTTGACGGAACAAATCCTGATACATGGGTCGATCTTTGTGATTTAGCTATTACTGCTACAGGCGGTCAAGACATTGATATCGATGTCTCGACAGACATGCTAATTGAACAATTATTTGACCCAACCGTGCTTATTAAGTACGCAGTAGGTTCTCCAGAATTTAGATTCCGGTTACGTAGAACGCAAGGTTCTACCGTCGATATAAAAACATCCGAATGGTATAAAATAACATCTGTTGGTCAAGTTCCGGCAGCACTTTTTACTGTTCGTGATACTACTGCTGTTGCTGGCGCTGCAACTTATTTATTACAAGCACAGTGGCGCAAAGGGTATTATAATACAGGCACTGTTTCAAAAAGTGCTGTATCAGAGACGATAACAGGTTCTGGCGTTTCGTGGTTAGCCAATATTGGCGCATCTGGCTCTATAAACGAAGGTGGTTTTCCCGGTATTCGTGCCAGCGGTTCAATAAATTTTGCTGGCCAGCCTGCTAACGGTAATACTTTTACACTTAACGGAACTACTGTTACGTTTGTTACAGGCACACCAACAGGCAATCAAGTTCAAATTGGTATAAACTTAAATACTACAATTAATAATGCAGTTTCTTTCTTAAATGGTTCTGCTGATGCTCAAATAAGTAAGTGCACTTATTTTAACGGCGGCGGTACTCAAATTATTATATTTTATGATGTCATAGGAACGGCGGGCAACTCTTTTACACTGGCAGAAGTAGGCGCTAACACGACAGTTTCAGGCGCTACGTTAGCCGGTGGCCAAGCAGCGCCTTCTAATCCATGGGAAATAAAAGTTGCATCGGTTGATCCTAACTGGTGGCCAATTAATACCATTACTAGCAGAACTGGTTTAACTTTTAATCCTGATACATCCGGGTATAACGCCTTGTCGTTAGCTTCCCTCACTAACGCTGCTTATGAAATACGCGCAAATTTTCACGCAGTTATAATGCGGTTAAAGAACTACACAATCCGAACGACAGAATATAGAAATACTGCGGTGACTTAAATGAGCGTAACTTATATCCGCTATAACGTGGTTGACGGCAAATATATTGCAAAGATAACTAAAGAAAATACTGATCCGCCACCCGAACCGCGCGATATTTTTGAGGCAATAAAAGTTTTAACGCCCGCCGAAGTTGATATGATAATTGCGCGCCCGCGCGCTTTTAGATACGATAATTTAATGCCAGAACCATTAGCCGAGGGTGTTATTATTGTATCCAATGAAATTTTCTATCCAACAGTAGAAAATTTCGATGAATTATACCCCACACTAGATGACTGCGTTTACATTGAAGCACGCTTTGAAACTTTGCCGCAGAACGCTCCGGTTAAAATAGAAATCAATAATCATGAAGTAGTGCTTGAAAATTTTGACGTTGAGCCATTTAAACTAACGTCTAGCGGTGCAGGACTTTTTACTATCAAATTAACTGACGCTAGATGTTTTGCTGAACGTAATTCGTTTACTATAACTTGTTCTGAACTACCGCCCGCTTAAGGTAAAATTTTATGTCCGACCAAGAGAACCCAAAAAGCTTGCACCTTAATCCTTTCAGTTCAAAGGCGGGAGGCTCGTCTTCTGAAGGTCAAAAAACTATTATGGTAGATCAAGCCACAGTCGCGGCTCAGATTTGTAAAATGGCGGAAGATGTCCGCAATTCCATGTTTATAATGGAAAAGCTTAACAAGCAAAACGCTGAAAGTATTGCTACGCAGGCGGAATTACGTCAGGAAATGAATAGCCTTGCGGAAAACGCTAAACAGACAAATAAAATTTTAGAAGGTTTAAAAACTGTAGGGGAAGAATCTCTTACGGTTCAAGGCTCGTTATTAGAATCATCAAACTTAATTGCTGATCGTATGGCGTCGACTGTTAAAAATTTACAGTTGATGCGTGACGAAGCAATCAAACACATGAAGTCTTTAAATCGCAATACTGCGGTGCTTTTTGTTGCTCAAGTTACGCCACGCACTGAAGGTGAAGACGATGTTGCGTATTTCTTCAGGCTTTTAAAACGTGTAGACGAAATGTATGGCGTTCTTGAAACAAACAACGGCGAACCGTTAGCGGGTTAGTATTATGCGTAGTTTTGAAGACGATATTTTAGGGACTAACATTTCAAAAGACCCTAAGAAAAAAGCTGATAGAGATTATTCGTTTGGTATTTATTATAAATACTCGCGAGGTCTTCCTGAGCCTATATACGGTGATGATGAACTATTTGCTAAAGCTGGCAGAGCAAAAGGTGACTCTTTTGTAGATAGATATACTCCACCAGCAGACGACTACACACGCGAATTACACGCCCGCGTGTTTTCAAACATGGCTGCGTTAGAGCTTATCGCTATGGAAGCTGCAAAACGCGGTGATGGTGTAATAGGGCAATTAACGGACGAGTTATTTCACCGCCGCGCTTTTAAAGGTTGTGCCGAGAAAGCCAAGGCTCTATATTTGCCAGATAAACCTACCAAAGCCTTAATAGACTTTTTATCTTCTCTAAAGGGCAAAGACTCTATAAATATATTGAACATTGTAGCTGAAGGCTGGTTATCCGTTGTGTTTGGTTATCTCGCCAAGTTAAAAGATTTTGCTCCTTATGTGTTTGAAGAAATCGCCAAAGACGAAAAACGCCATTCTCAAGAAGCACGTCTTGTTGCACCCGAATTAACAGAGGAAACGGAAAGCGTTGTTCGTAAAGTAGAACAACTTTTATTTGATATAGCCAATTCTCCATTTTTTATGCTGCCTCTTGTGCGTCTTTTAGGACGCGAAGACTGCACGTATATGGGCGAGGATTTAGCGCGGTCGCATGAAGACTCTTGCCGGTTTTTAGGTATTACTCCCAAGGTTTCTAAAGTAAAAGCGTTAGCACGTAATGGACGTAATTTGTTACGTCATGCTCCAACAATAGTTGAATCGCGTCCTTGGGATAACATTAAATTTCGTATGTGGAAAAGCGCAAACGACGCAGCGCAAATTTTAATGGAAGATATTGAAATTCCAGAGCATGTAAAAGCAAATCCTGTTTCTGTTCAGTTACGTTTTATGCGAGCGGTTGGCGTTACCTATCAACAGCATCCCGAACTTTTAGTAGTGTATCGTGGAGGGCAGTTATGGAATCCACAAACCGTAATATTGGGGTTACGCACTACACATAATGACCGTAATCAAGTCGGCACAATCTTTTTTAATCCTACTAAATACATAAACGACAAGCGTTTGTTGTCGATGATTAATAATCGCAAGCGTCGTATGAATAACGAACGCTACGAAGACATCCCTGATTTAAGTTCGCTTGAAAAATATATGTTTCCTTCTTACGCAGTAGCTACCGTTTCAAGTAATGGTGCATACGGCGGCATAGCAGGCTGCGGACCTTTGATTGATATTGAAGGAATAGGAACAGCTTTTACTATCGGACGTATTCGGGACCAATTATATTTAGATAAAGAAGGTCAAGTTAAAAACAAAAAAGTTTTTACTATGACTATAAAACTAGATCATCGCGTAGCAGATGGGAAGGAAATTGGTTTATTGAGTAGTAGCATAAAGAAACAGTTTGAGCGTTCCACTTTTAAATAGGAGACTACAAATGACCATTACTGACATTTTCAAACTTTTTAAAATTAACAAAATTTACTACTACGTTTTCATAGGCTTGGCTCTGTTATTCTTGCTAATAGAAACCTTTACCAGTATTAATATTCCGTTCTTTTATGTCTCTGAAGAAAATGCTGGCGTTTTTATTATGACGTTAGTGGCGTTAGGTGTGCTTGCTTACAAGGGAGATTTGAGCAACGTAAAAGTTCAAGATCAGGCTAATGAAAATGC